CTCCTGTATCCGGCGCAGACCAACCTGCTTCCGGTTTCTCGCGCAATGGACGCGTAATGCGAGCTTTCGGTGCTCGTGGTTGTGAGCGTTGAGCCATTGCTCTTAGCTTGTTCTCCTTCTTCTGTTTTCTGGTTTTTGGCATAAATTATGGGTGGCACCACATTTAGTTCACACTTAAAATCGCATGACAAAACGTAGCCACTATACATTATCACTGAGCTAGCGCCAAAGAAATCTAAAAACGCTGGCTGCCATAACAATTGCGGGCCATCCGCAACGTCAAATATATGTTCCAATTCCAGCTGCAACGCAACTGGAACAGACCAATTGACTGCGAACAACTCGCGATCCCTTTCAGAAATGGGTGGTGGAACACTAAAATCCGCATCTATCCTCAGATTCTTACGTAAATTGACAGCTTCAAACCTGGTGAACTGAACACCCACAAGGGGTCGTACACCATGCAAACGCCGCCACAAATACGAACAATAAGAACTAACAACTGGACAAGAACTAATGCGGCTAAGCAAACTCAAGAGCTTGGCCTTAACCAAACCCTTGATCTTCTGTAAGCTAGCAGCCTTATAAGTCTTCTTGATCCAGGTAGTCGACAACAATGCCTTCCTGGGATCTAAATGCCCTGTGCTATCATAAGCGGGCGTGAGTCCACAAAACTTAGTCAGCATCACATCATGTTTGATGCCAAACTCCAGGTTGAACCCCAACTTAGCGAAGAAGGTCTTAGGGTTAGGCACCATAACATGATAACCAAAAACCCCATCATCCCCTTCAACAACACCGTCAGTCTCCAAACCATGCTCATGCGCAAAAAACAATTGCAGCATGTAGTTTGTGAACCCATTGCCAAGTGAAGTGTTCATTTCACCTGACATGCGGACGGCTTTGATCACGAGTTCAAAGCCAACTCCAAATTTATTGCAGTTCTTTCCTGCAAGAACTCTCTTAATAAATTCCATCCTAAACGCATATTTAGGGTTTAATTTCAACATATGATCATATAAAATAAACTCACAGTTTTTCATGACTTCGGCCCTAAAACTAGATTCAAAACTCTTGAAGTCAGTCTCAACAAAAACTTCAAAGTCCTTAAGGCGTTCAGTTATGTACCTAGGTCTATCCCTGGCCGGTACATACTTCGTGAACACTCCCCGTCGAAATAAGACTTTCTCAATAGCTGAGAAAATTGGACCGGAGAAGCACTTGAACCAATCGCATCTTGCGTTAATGGTTCGTGCGTGCTTGAATTCTTCATAGAATTCATCTTTGATAAAGCTTTTAACCCCGACTCTTTTTCGCGCATCGATTTCTGCGTTCGGATTATCTTTGTAATTCTTTCGCAATCCTTCGCGTTCAACAACGGAGTAGCTGCTGTTGGCAAGCCAACTTTCAAAACTGAGGTCGGCTCCGACGGAGAGGGGCGAGATGTTAGCATTAACCCAATTCGTAACAAATTTGTTAAACCTGCATAACAAATCGCGGTCAATCGCCGGAACATCAACAGCAACTCGCTTATAAGCGCCGCATACAGCACTGCGCACGTCACTTTGACAGACGTGAGGGAGGCAGTGGTTGTCGATTCCCAAATCGCTTGGGCTGACAGCCACAATGTCATTGGGACACTGACGACCAATAGATAGATCAGTGAACACACTAATCTTGGTTCCGGGTTTAGCTCTTGTGAGCGTTGGACACACAACTTCTCCGTACCTGTATCCAAACATAACCCTCCTGTCATACTGTTGCGGCTCCATGAGTTTAAAAGGTCGACATCATCCAGGCGCTTAGCCAAAAACATGATAAAGGCAACACTGATTGTATTAGAAACAATGTTGTCAGTAAACAAATGTTTGTCAATATTAATTGATGCAATAGCTGCGCCTACCGCCTTCAACCTATTGTAGGCGGTTTGTGTCGACATGGTTGAATCCAAATGTGCCGAACCAAAAAGTTGGGCCAAAAATTCACCACTAATAATCATATATCGGGGCCTAGGAGTAGAACGTCCAGTTATTGTATCCACACACCACCTAGATGCGTAACGTTCTTCGGTCCCATAGATGTTCATCTCACAACGCGTTTCCCAATACACACGTATGAGCAATGGGTCCCAATGGACCCGCATGTTGGTGCGCTTCGCATCATCACGAACATCTATCTTATTGCGGAAAGGGAGGATCTCGCTGCCAATGGTCAGCACGTTGATGTTACGGGTTGCTGGAGCTAGCCACGTACTTTCAACCTTATCCTCACGATAAGTGAACACTTTCCCAAGGAAAGATTCTTCCAGGACTTCCCTTCCGCGGCTATCCGTGCGTTCTTCTTCAATTTCCTTTATGGCATCAGCAATGCCCTTGGCTAAAGCCTCGGCTTCTTGCTGCTCCTTGGGGAATAGATCACGCTTTCCATTACGGATTGCCTTGTCCCGAATTTGTTGCTTCCGACGCCCACTGTCTACACAGTACGTCACACCCTTATTAACAGGGTCTTCGAATGAGCTTGAATCATCAGAACTTGATGACAAAGATTGTGAATTCTTTTTCG